TGAGATACACCCCCGGACGCAGCCTCACCTCCGCGTCCGGTCGCAATGCCGTCGATAGCGTCCATGGCTCCACCGCGACGACTTCCGACGCGCTGGCGCAGATCGCGGTGTTCGCCAATACGAGCACGGTCGCGTCGCCAACCACATATGCCCCCGGCGTCAGGGGCGCCGTCGTGCGTGTGAGCTGCCCGCCGGAAACGGAGAACTGCCCGTGGTAGGCCCCATTTGGAGCACTGATCGCCAGCGGCACGAACGACGTGAGGTCAAGCTCGCCGAGGAGTATGGTTCCAGAGGCTCCTACCGGACCGGAAAAAACTCTCCGCCTGAGACCGAGACCTAGCTGCATGGTATGGATCCGTCACTTGCGAAAGGGCATGGGAATCGGCATATTGCGGGGATGCAGAGAGCATTCTGGACTTTCATCGCAATCGCATCGCCGGCGGTCCTGTTTGTCGTGGGGCAAGGCATCTTGCGCATGTATGAAACCGGCGGCTACTTTTTCGCCGCTATTGGCTCATTAGCGGTGTGCGCTGCATCCGTGTCGTTTGGCTTCCTGCTTGATAGCCCCCGGCCCCCACGGTGACGCCAGCCGCCCGCCCGATGCGCTGAGCAAGGACTTCGGTCGCCTGGGAGCGAGACAGCATACCGACAAGCCTCTGCGCCTGCGCCTGCGCCTGAGCGCCGCGCGGGCCGGTGAGAAGCGTGGCGATCTCGCCAAGGATGCGCTCCTCGATTTGCGTGCGCGCTTCTGGGGTCATCTGCGTCATGCTGCGAACCAGCTTCTGCGCCGCCGCGCCTGGGGACGCGGAGAGCAATTCGCCGACAGCGCTGGGGTTGGTCAGCTTGCGGATCTCCTCGTTCATGATGCGGCGCGGTTCTGTCTTGGAGTTCTCCGCCAATCGGGCTCGAAGTTCAAAGCTGCGCGCGGCGCGATCAATGCGCTCGGTTAGGGCTTTCGCATCGGCCTTGCCGAGAACAATTTCCAGCTTTTCCCGCGTGGACCTGCTGGATAAGATCGCCATCGCCTTCACGCCTTCGCGAGCGTCCATGTTTGTGTCGCCGATGGAGCGGCGCACATTGGCCATGACTTCTTCAACCTGCCGCCGCAGCCCGATCTTCGCTTGACGCAGAAGTTCCGGCGATGCCCCGTCCAATGCGTCGGCAACGTCCTCTCGGCTGAAATTAACCTGGAGGATGCGCCGCCCGGCATCGAGCGCCTTGTCTTCGGCGATCTTCTGCCCCCCAAGTGAGACGGCGCGGTTGTATTCGGGGACAGCATCACCCAACGCCTTGCGAAGCTCGCGAGCGAGGCGACTGGGACGGACGCCAGCGGGCAATGTCTGCCCTGTAATCGGGTTCACACTCTCGGCGGCCTTCTTGTCAAGCGCCCTCTTCAAGTAGTCAAGCTGCCGAACGTCTGGCATCTCCTGAAACACCACGTTTCCGCCATCGTCAATCTGCGCCATGACTTGCCGATTCTTGATGCCGAAAGAGAGCATCTCGTTATTTGCTTCGCGGATGGCGGGGATCATTTCTTCGGGCGGGATACGGCTAAGAACATCCTCGATTGCCCGCCCCTGCGGCGAAGCGTAGTCAATCGGGGCCGCATAGGCCCTGTCGTATGCCTGCTGTCGGATCTGCGCCGTCCGTCCGCTGATGTCCCGCGCCGCCGCCTTCAGCCCGCGCGGCTTGCCGAGGAACTGATCAAGCGCCGATGTGATTTCCTGCCCCGCCTCCGCCGCCCTCTGGTCAATCGCCCGCCTCGCGATCTGCCCCGCCGGCCCGGCATTGATCGCCGCGGCGTCCATCAAGCCGGAGGTCATCGGTCCCGCATCGCCGATCATCGCGGCGTCACCGCCCTTGGCGATTTCCGCCGCAATCCGCGCCGGATCGTCGTTCTGAAGCATCCGCCCGACGATCTCGGCTGAAGGCGGCGAAACGCCCATCGAGCGCGCAGCCGATGCGTCAGGAGCGAAGCGCGCATATCGAGCCGCGTTTCGAGTCCCTGAGCTGACAACGGGAGCAATAGCGCCAACGGACGCGCCAAGCGTCCCGCCGGTTACGGCTCCTTCAAACGCGCCCGGAATGCGCGCATCGCCCTCTTCGGCAAGATACCCCGTCGTTCCGCCTTCAATAGCACCAAGCAACGCGCCGGCGCCAAGGCCGGTCAAAGCTTGCATCCCAACGCCCGCCGGAGCGACCGCCGCAACGGCCGGCGCAACAGCGGCGGCGCCGGCCACCGCGGATCCAAGTCCCGTCCCGCCTTTGATTATGGTCGCGAGGGCGGGGTTGGCGTCTCGGAAGCCCCGGATCCCGGCTTGCATCGCGCCGCGCGTATCTTCCCCGCCGATCATGCCAGCGAATTCGTCAATCCCTTCGCCGATGAAGGGAAGGCCGCTGATAGCCGTCGCCACGCCGGAAGCGATAGGGTGCTCTTTATAGACCGCGGCATCCCGCGCCGCCGCGAACTTTTCCGCCGGCGACAGGGCGCGTCCAGACGATCCGCTGGACTTGTGTGTCATACTATCGCGTTCCGCCGCAATTTTCGCTTCCTCCCGGCGGGCGCGGGCGCGCGCAAGGGCGGCTTCCTGTTCCGGGGTGAACTTGGTTTTCCCTTCACGCGCCGCCCGCTTGGCCTGCGCCCTCGCAATGGCCGCGCGCTGTTCCGGGGTCCAGTTTGCGCTCGCGTCCGCCACCTGGACGCTCCCATCATATGCCTCGCGCAGCCATCTCGGCGCATTCGCCCCCTTGCCGCCCGCGCCCCACACAGCCGGGTCGCCAAATCCGATGTGCATGGAACCGGGCTGCATGTAACCTTCCCCCGCCCCGAAGCCTGTCACCCCGTTCGCCTTGGCGCGGCGCACGATGTCCTGGAAAATGGGCCGGTCTCGCGGGTCGGCCCAGTCCAGCCGCCGCCCGTTCTTGTAAAAGAACACGTCGGCGGCTTCGCCGTGGTCGTGCCGGGTCGATCCGACGCGAGGCCCCCCGCCCGCCTTCGGTTGACCCCCGGAGAACACTTCCATCGTAACGCCCATTTCCGGCAGGAAGCTGAGCGCAGACGAAAGACGGTGGCTGACTGGGTGATTCCTCGTCGCGCCGGAATTGGCGTAGCGAAGCCAATCGGAATTTTCCGTGCTCATTCGAACGTCACCCTGTCTTCCGGGTCCATCGCCTCCCAGTCCTCCGGGCTGACGCCGGGTGGCGGGGGCGCGGTCGGCTTGGTGATATATTGATCGAATGGCGCGGGCGTGTTGACCGTGAAGCCATTGTCCGGGTCATAGGAGAACGCAGGGTTTTCTTCAATGTAGCGCCGCCATGCGGCTTGTGCGTTAGCCATGTTCCCGTTTTGGTCCAGATACCGCTCATAGAACTCCGCGCGCTGCTGGACGCGCTGAGCGCCCGCCCGAATGACCTGGATGATCTGTTTGTTCGCCTCCGGACGCTGCCCCATATTGGCGACGGCCTCGCGAAACATGCCCATCTCACGATCCGTGATCGCGCCCTTGGTCTTTGCCGTGAAGGTAAGTTGAGCCTCAAGAGAAAGTGTCTTGAATGCCCCCCGCGCGCCCGGCGTCCCCGGCAGGAATCCAACTACGTCATCGACGAGCCCAACGATTTCGCCGCCCGGCCCGGTGTAGCCTACGCGCGGCGTCCCGCCGCCTGGCGACCTCGAAACAAGAGGCTCCATCTGGTTTGCAAGACTTACCAGGTCGCCGGCGGCGGTCGCCGCTTCGCGCGCGCCCTTAATCAGATCCACGTCGGCGACGGAAAGTTCTTTGGCCATCCTGTCGGGGTCGCGCCCCGAGCCGCCGTAGGAGCCCCCCGGCCCGCCGATCTGAACGGTTCCATTCGCGCCAATAGTAATACCGCCGCCGCGCCCGGCCTGCTTGAATTCGATACGACCTAGCGGCTGGCGCCCCGCCGCCTGTTCCTCGGCGAAATACCGTTCGTATTCGTCTGGCGCGTAGGTCGTTGCTTGCTGATTTGTCGCCCCCGTCTCCAGCTTCAGAGCGATCCGAACCGCCCGATCACGCTCTGGCCCTTCCGGGATCATTTGCAACTGACGCTCAAACTCCGTTTGCTGCGCCTCCGGCATATTGAACATGCGATCCATGACGATGACGCGCTGCTCGTCGTATTCCTCCGGTAGCCCGTCTATCGTCATGCCGCTGCCCCTGGCGATATCCAGCGCCTCCCGATAGACGTCCGCCCTCAGCTCCGGGGGGGCGCCGAGAACGGCCCGCGTCAGTTGCCCCGCCTGCTGCATCATCGCCTTCCGGTCGGGCGGGGCGGGCTGCGCCGCCTGAAACGCCCCCACGGGGTCGAGCGCGCTATAGGCGCTCTGAGCCGCGCCCATGTCCCCGCTCTGAAGCGCCTGCGTCAGCGCGTTGCGATTGCCGATCTCCTGCCGAGCCTGATTGATCTGCAACCCCTGCCCGTATGAGGCGAGGAAGTTCGGGGTCGTGATCTGGTTCATACTAACATCCCCAAGGCGTCGCGGTTCAACGTGAAGGGCGGCGGAGAGAAGGCGGTTGACGTTCCTCCGCCGATAGCGCCGATAGCGCCGATTCCGTTGCTCAGGAAGTTGTTAAACTGGTTCGCGGTGTTGATCGCCGCGTCCGCCCGCGCCTGCCCCGCGGTTAAAAGCGCATTGGAACCCTGCTGTGCAAAGTTGGCCCCGGCGTTTCCGGCGCCTCCCGCTGCGCTCTGCCCACTCCCCGCGAGGGCAAACAACCTTTGCAAGCTGTTCGCATAGTCGCTTGTCGCGAAGTCCTGCCCGAACTGCGTCAGCCGCTTGAGCGTCGCCCCGCTCTTGAGCCCGCCCCGCGCCCCCGCCGATGCGTCGATAGCGTCAACGCCTTCCTGCAGCCGGAAGTTATAGCCGGGGGACGTTTCATAGCCGCCGTAGAGTTCGCCGCCATTGCGCGCAAACCGGCGATCCGCAACGCGCTGCGCCTGCGCCTCCGTTGCGAAACGGTTATTGCCGACCCTGAACACATTGTCATTGCTGACGACGCGGCCTTGACGCTGATCCGCTAACGCATTCCGGGCGCGGTTTTCGCGGCGGAACGTCTGGCCATCCGGCAAAACCCAGCGCCCGTTTTCGTCGCGTTTGAGCGTGATCGCGGGCATTTTACCGGCTTCGATCTCGCCCTGAATATACTGGCGAGCCGCCGCGCGCGTGTTGAAGTCCTTTTCGCCGACCTGGAACCGGCCAACCCGTTCAACTTCCGGGCGGAATACGTCGGGCGTAATTGAAGGCGCATCGGTCCGCAATCCGAGGTCGAATTCCAACGCCGCAAGGGCGTTCGAGCCCGCGCCGATGAACGGTTGAAGATCCTCGCGCGTCTGATCGAACATCTCGCGCTGAAGCTGAAGCGCCGCATCCGTCGCCCGGCCTTGCGCCTTTGCCGCCTTCTTGCCGCTGATGATGCCGCCCACGGTGGAGAGAGCCCCGGCGCCAAGCACGGCTGCGGTAATGCACATGGTCAGACACCTCGCAGCATTGTTTCGGCTCGCGCGAGCCCGTATCTAGAGAGAACGGCGGCCGGAATATCCTGCGCCGTGGTGATGACGGGATGCGCGCGCATCGAGCGCGCCCATTCGCAGAACCGCCCGAGAAGCCGGAAGCCGGATCCGTCCGAAGAAAACCACATCATTTCCACAGCCTCCGTTATCGTTGGGGCGTGCCAGCGCGGGCAGAGAACTCCGCCGATCATCCCGCCGCCGGAGAGGAACGCCGCGCCGTTCGGGAGGATCACATGATGAAGGAACCGTGCCGCCGCCTCGGGGTCATATTCAGCGCCGCCGCCGACTGCCTGGTAATTCGCTCGCCCCATCTCAACCATTCGGGTGATGTCGGAGAGCGTCGCCTGGCGGATCAAATCGCCCCCGCAGCGATGAAGATCGCGTCGCCCTGAGCGCCCGTAAGCCCGAGCGCCGAGGCGAACGCCGCAATCAGCGGATCGTTCCGGGGCAGGATCGTTGCAAACTCCCAATCTTCCTGAATGGTGACGGAAGCCGCCGCGATGGCCGCGCGGACGCCGCTTACACCTTCCCAAAGCCCCGCCCCGCGCAATGCCCGGACAAGCTGTATCTTCGTCACCGTCTCCGGCACGACCGGCGCAGGAGCCTCGTAGGGCGCGATCCCCATGTTCTGGAGCGCCGCCCATACCTGCCGCCCGAACGTGTCCCTAGCCTCCGCTGAGGCGGTGTAGGGGATGCTTCCGAGGATCGGATGCGCAATCGTGCAGTCAACCAGCGTCCCCGCTTCGTCCGCAAACCGCGCGTTGGTGATCGCCACGCTCATGCAAGCACCCGCAGCCAGGTTGAAACCTCGTTCGCGACCGTCGCGCTGCCCCCGATCCGGCCTTGCAGTCGCCATGTCCCGGTGAGAGGCGTCGCACCTACCGTTCCCGCCGCATCGCACGGAAACAGGTTCGATCCCGCCACAAGCTCCCCGAGGTTGAACGCCGAAGGGGGGGCGACATACCGCGCCATGACGGACATGCTTGTCGCCGCCGCCGCCCGGCCCGTCACGCTCGCCCCGGTCTGCACGTCCCGCGCGACCGTCGCCATGCGGTCCATGAACTCCAGCCCTTCGATCGTCAGCGTCCCGTCAGGGTTCACATACCGAACCAGCCTTTGGGGGCGTTGAACCTCGGCGCTCATACCACACGCACGATAGCCGCCGCTTCAAGCGGGGCGGGGTCCGTGCTGGCAAATGCAAGTTCCGCCATGAACACACGCGCCGAGCCGAGTCCGTTCCACTTCGCTCGCCCGTTCGGGCTTGTCGCCAGAATGGTCCGCGCGCGCCCGGTTGACCAAGTGGCGCCGCCGTCGCTGGAATGCCGCATCGTCACCGTGAACGAAGCACCGCCGCGCGACGGCCCGAACCGCGCCTCAAGCTCGGGGATGCGGAACACCCGCCCGTCCTGTTCAAGCGTCCGCGAGCGCGCCAGCCGGTTATAGGCGGCGCCGCCTTCCGTCCGCACATCTGCAAACCGCATGGATACCGCGCCGGTCGAAGTTTCCACGAACCCATGCCAGAGCGAGTTGCTTTGAACCGTCGCCGCGAGCCCCGTCGCCGCGCCGGTGTCATTGGCCGCGCTCCGCTCATGCCAGAGGCCCGAATTGGTGTTGAACTCCCATGCGGGACGCGAGAGAAACCGCAGCCCGATGAACTTCTGCCCGCGCGCCTCATAGGCATACATGCTTGTCGGGATCTCTCCCGCGATGGCGTCCTCGATGGCCCGGTTGGAGACCGCCTGGTGCTCGCCGCCCCGCCATTGCATGACCTTCTGATCGTCGCTCACGATCCACAGGCTATCGAAGGCCGACACCGCCAGCGCGCGCGAGCGGATGCCCACGTCATAGACCGCGCCCGGAATGCGCGCGAAAGCCTCCGCGTTCGCGAGTCCGGTGTTCGCCCATATCTCCGTCGAGTTACGCCCCATGAGGTAAAGCCGCCCCTGAGAGGCGATGATGCGAAACATGTTGTCGGTTCGGCCTTCCTTCGTGGCGAAATCCAGCGCATCAAGCGAAGTCGGGTCCGCGAGCCCGGTCCACATGATCTGCGGCCCGGCATTCTCGGAAATGATCGTGTAGCCGTCGAGATAGGCCAGCGAGCCGACGTTGCTGAACGCGCCGCCGGTCGGGGCCGATAAGCCCGGCGTTCCGATGTTCCACAGGCGATACATCCCGCCGACCGCTATTGTAACGAAGCCGTTGTTGGTCTCTATTGTGCCGTTGCGGTCCACGAAGCCGGAGCCGTTGAAGTTCCCTAGCGCCGTTACTGTCCCGCCCGTGGTCACGCTGTCGAGGTAATAGGTGATTGTGCCGCTGACATCCCGCCCGCTGAGAACATACATTGTCCCCGTCGTTCCGGTCAATTCCGTCGCCGCGATGACCGCCACACCCGCGCCGCCGCCCGCCAGCGCGCCGCCGAACGTCGCAAGCCCCGCAACGCATCGCAGAACCAAAGGCGAACGCGCGGCCTCCGAAGCTGCCTCCGGAACAAGGTTTACCAGCCGCTCGCCGGTGTTCACTCCATGATCCGCGAGCCGCGCGCTTTCCGCCGCGAAGATGACCTTCGGCATCAGTCGTCGTCCCCGAAGAAAACGCTTTCCTCGCGATCAAAGCCAAGCGCGTCGTCAAGGGACAGTGCCGCCAGCGCCACTAGCAGCGGCGAAGGAGGCACGTTGTAGGACGCGCAAAGCTCCAATGCGAGATTGTTCACGACCGCCTGCCACCATTCTCCGGGCACATCCGCAACATCGCCCAACTCCGCGTCTTCGATCTCCCTCTCATAGGTATATTCCACTGTCTCGCCGCCAACCGACCCCAGAACGGGCCAGACATAGAACTTTGCCGCTTCGCGCTGCCGATCATAGTAGAACTGCGTCGGGATACCCGTGGTCGTCTTGACCGGCAGTTCGTCATATTCATCCCGCGTGAGCACTTGCATCGGTATCTCGACGCCGCTCCGCTTTACCCTGGCGCGGAGAATGCGCAGCGGCCGAACCGGCGACAGGTCATAGCTTGTCGCCGTGGTGAGGGTCAGTGTGCCGCTCGCCTTGGTCCAGAGGTTCATGCCCTTGTTCTGCCACGCCTTGAGCATGAAATTAAGAAGTTCCAGCCCCTCCGCAGCATCCTCCGTCGATGCCGTCTCATTAACGGAAATCAGCCCCGCCTTGCGCAGCGCCCCCGTGATCAGTTGCGTGTTGGTGCGCGTTCCGGTGACGGCCATCAGAGGTCCTCCGGCGTGGTCTCATTTGCGGTGTCGTCGCCGGTATCGGGGCGCACCCAGGGCGGGGACTGCCGATCCGCCTTGCCCCGAATCTTCTCCTGCGGGTGTCGAACCTCCCAGCAGTGGTTGGTCCCGGCCCCCGCGCACACCCGGAGTCCGGTCCATTCAAGGCGAAGGTGATGGTTTTTGTATTTGAACCCGCACCTGTCGCAAATTGCGTTGTGGCCGCCTTCAACATATGGAAACTCGGGCATCTCGAAACCTCACGGCGACAGACACGCCAAGATCAGCGCTCCACCGCGGCGAAGATGTAGTCGAAATCCGTCGTCTCCGCGCCCGCCGCGCCGTTCAGATACCCGATCCCAAGCGCCATCCCCCCGGCGGGGACGCTGACATTCGTCATGCTCGCGACCTTTGCCCCGTCCGCGTAAAGCGAAATCTCGCCCTTGCCGTCGTAGTAGGCTTCCAGCGTGACGAAGGTGTCGGTCGCGAGCGTCGCCACCGTGGCGCTGTCCGCGTCGGTCGTGTTGTCGTCCACGTTGAAATAGACCGCCGCGGAGCCGTCGTCGCTGACGAAAGCAAAGCGCAGGGTGGCCAACTGCGGCGTTACGCTCGTTGAGTGAAACCCGAAGATGAAATCGGACTCGATGGCGTTGCCAACCGCGATCCGGCACTTCAGCCATGCTTTCTTGCCGGCCCGGACAACCCAGCTCTCGCCGGGGCTCTCATACCATGCGCCGTCATTCTCGTTCGCCGCCGTCGTCAGGCGCATGATGCCGCCATCGGCGTCCGCGATCACCGACCCCGACGTGCCGACTCCGACGGAAACCGCCGTCACCGTCCAGCCCGAAAGCGCATCATCGTTGAAGTCGTTGAAGTAAAGGTTATACCGCGTCGGGTCGAACATGCCGAACATGTCGAGCGCGGAGCCCTGAACGGCGTTCGTAACGCCGCTCGGGAAGCGGGAAGGTGCAGCCATCTTGGAATCCTCCATCGTCTGGTTGAGACGCCCACGCGGGGCGATGAGGGATCGGCGGGGCCGCTATAGCCCCGCCGGTTGTCGTCAGGCCCCGGCGGAGCCGAAGACGCCGCGATAGTCACCCCAGCCGGCGGCGTAGCGCTCGACGGCCTTCATGCAGGCGTTGGTGGTGTCGAAATCATTGTCCTGCGTGAACTCATAGCCCCATCGCTTCTGATGAATCAGGCCATCCTCCACGTCGGTCTTGATGAACCATGCGTCCGGGTCCGTCAGATAGTCCCAGATGACAGTTCCACCCGGAAGCATCCCCATCGTCCGCATGGCGTTCACGTCGTTGTTCGCCGTGCCGCTCTGGTTGGTCGATGACAGGATTCGCGTCGCGTTGAACTCGTTCGCCGAGGCCACGATCAGCTTCATTCCCTTCGCCTGGATGCGAAGCCCTCGGCTATCCTTGAAGCCCCTGATCTGCGTCAGGGAGTCCTCAAGGGACGCTTCCGAGAGGTCCGCGGCCACCGTCAGTTCATTGGACTGCGGGCCGCTCAACGTCGGGTGGTCCGTGGCGATGAGTTCCTTGGCGTCACCGCCAAGATAGCCGCTGTCGAAGGCCCGGTTGAGAATGTTCGCGAAAACATTCTCTTTTGTCTGGCGCATTGATCGCGCCAGCTTCTTCGCCTTCTTCGTCGCGACGGGCCCATATTGATTGTCCGACATCGCCTCCTTCGTCACCTTGGCCCCGAGGCCGTAGGTAACGTTGGTCAGCCGAGCGACAAAGCCCTGAATGTCGGTGTCATAGATGACGCTCGCGCCCTCGGCCTTGACCGGAGCGAGCCCGTAACCCGTTTCCTCGACATACTCCTCATAGGCTTTGTCGGACGACGTTTCGTCAAACACCATGGAGCAGATGAGCGCCTTTTCATCGTAGGTGCAGCCGAAGATTTTCTTGATCCCCGGCCAAAGCTCCTTTGGGTGGGAGCCGGTTGTGGTAGCCATGATTCACCCTCCCTTCAGAGGCCCAGAGTCGCGTTGGACTCGGTGTGGTTGTTGATCTTCACTTCAACCCGCGCATTCGCGCCGGCGGCGTTGTCCTCCCGGTTCACAACCCGCTGGATGGTGAGCTGGTTGGACGCATCCGCAGCGGGAACGTCGATGGTCGTGTCGAGTTCGGCCCCGGAATACCCGGTGATCGCCGATCCGGCGTTGGTGTAGATCAGAACGGCATTGAGGCCGACCTGAGCCGCCGCGATGGTCCCGTCCGCCTGAATCTCGAAAACAACATCCGGATCATCGCACACGAACGCGACGCGCTCGGTGTTGGCCGTGTTGTGCTTGAGAGACAGGTTGTCCGGAAGAGCCGCGAAGCCGACGATCACGCCAGTGATGGCGTTGCCGTCGCCGGCGGTCGCCTTCGTCACCTCGGGAAGCGTTCCGATGGGGAAATGCCCGCCGCCGGGAACCGTGATCGCCGCCGTGTTCGACTCGCCCGTCTTGACCACAGGGTCGCCGATGAACAGAGCCGCAACGTCGCCCGCGATGTAGTATGGATTGACCGCCCCGTTATAGGGCGCTCCGTTCCGATGCCGCAGCGGGCGAAGCCCGAACGGCGCGTCGATGTTTGCCATTGTGATATTCTCCGATGAGGCCCGTTACCGGATCGAAATCCCGTCGTGGGGCACATAGTCGCCGTTGGCGTCGCCATCGCGGCTCCTGCCGCGTCTGAGGTCCGCCAGTTGCTTGTCAAGTTCCGCGGACTTCATCCGCTGATCCTCGCGCCAGTATTTGATGGGCTTGCGGCACAAATATGCCCTGAGCGCGCTTCCATCCGGCGCAGTGCCCACAATCTGTGAAACCGCAGAGCCAAGGTCCGGCGTGTCATCCTTCACGCTGCCACCGTCCTGCGTCACGATATCCCATTCATCTTCTTTCGTCATCGCGAACAGTCTCGCCGGAACGTCGTTCACCCAGCGATACTTGAATCTCTCGAAGTCGAGCATCGCCATGGCCACGCCAAGCCGCTGCCCCGTAACGCCGCTTCGGTTCCTGCGGCGTTCCGTCATATCGTCTGCCCTGGGCTTCCGTCCGCGACGCGGCGCGTCCATCGCGCTATCTTCAGGCGTTGACATATTCGTCATGGAAGAACTCCCGGTCCTCTTTGGTGTCCTGGAAAATGCCCTGCGCGACTTGCCGCTTGAAGACGGATTTTGCGCTATCGGGCAAAGTGTCGAACCCGGCGCGCCGCCGCCCTGGCGCGAGCACATCGCCCGCCACAGGGCTCGGCTTCGGCTTCGGCGCAGAACCGCCAGACTGGAAAAGGTGCGGATAGTAAACGGCAAGCCGCTTTTCCGCGAAATCGATCTGGCCCGCAACATCCGCGATGGAAGGGACCGGCTCCCCAGCCGACAGCGCCATTTGGATAATATCGGATGCCTGCCTTCGGAGGATCGGATCGGCGAGCCAAGGCTTCGCGGCGTGGAATGGCGCAGTCGGATCTTCGGCCTTCGTCTTGGACGGGGCGTCTTCAACAACGGGCGGCTTCAAGCCTTCCCGGCGTTTCTCAAGCCGGTCGTGCTCTTCGACGTCGCCAACCTCCGCCGCCCGGCGCTGCGCCTCCCGCACCGCCGCAATCTCGCGGTTATACGACTCCTCCGCCGCCTTGCGGTCGCGCTCGATCTGCTTCGCCGTCACCGTTTCCAGCTTGCGAAGCATCTCCTCCTGCGCCGTCAACTTTTCCTTCAGCTTGCGGAACGGCCCGAAATTCTCGGCGCGCTCCAGATACCGGCGCGGGTCGGCGATGATCCCCGCAGGAACTTCGCCCTGCCATTCGGAAGCATCCTTCCAGCCCAGGGCGCGCGCGGCTTCCTCATCGTCCGCCGTCCACTCCGGAACCGAAGGCTCCGCCGCCGGCTTTGCGCCCGCATCCACGTCAGGCGTGTCGATCGCGTCCCGCTCAAGGCCGCCGTCTTCTTCGTCAATCATCGTAAACTCCCGCGATGCTCTCATCTTTCATCAGCCAGTAGGGAGCGCCATCGCGCCCCTTAACCTCGGACGCCTGGTAGCGGGAGAAGAAAACGCGGTCCCCAACCTTCGGTTTCGGCGCATCCGCCGGCCAGTCCGGGTTGACGAAAGCCATGGGCGAGACAGCGACAAGAACGCCGTCCGTCCGCGCAAATTCGTCCTTTTCTTTCACCTTCTCGGGGATATAGAGCCCCCCAGCCGTCTTTTCTTCGACCGTCTTGGGCTTCACCAAGACGTTGTAGCCAACAGGGCTGAACCCACTATCGTTCATCCGTCCTTCTCCATCTCGGCTTTCAGGTCGTATTCATCCGTCTCAAAGAAGTCCTCAAGGAACTCTTCTCGCACCAGGACGTGCATCCGGGCCATCTCGGTTTCCGGCCCGTAATTCCCGCTCCAAAGCATCTGGCTGACCGCCTCGCGCTCGCGCGCCACCGTGCTCTCGATTGCCGCCTTCAGCGCGCGCGTGACGGGATGTTCCCGCCAGTCGTCAATTTTACGCTGTTCCACTCGCCATCGCCTTTGCCGCGTCGATCCGAAGCCGCATTCTATTCATCGGGTGATCCGGGTCCGCCGCGTCCGCGTCCACCATAGTCTTGACCGCCCCGGCCCGCGCCTGCTCGGTCTCCGCCTCGATCTTCCCGACCTGCGCCCGGTTCTCCATGATCTCCGAAAGCATCTTCTCGATTCCGGCAAGCTTCGTCTGAACCGTGGCCTCTGCGTCTTTGACCTGAAGTTCCGTCATGATCTGCTGCACTTGCTGCATCATCGGGTCGGGCTTCGGAATGAGGGTGTCCACGTCCCGGACATTCGCGGCCTCGAATATGCGCTTCGCGGCCTCGGCCCGGTCGGCCATGTCGGTCTGCGCCATCTCCATGATAAGCTGCGCCTTGGCCATCTCCTGCATTTTCGTCACGCTATTCGGGTCGCTTATCGGTTGAATGTCCATGTCCGCAGCGCCAAAGTCCTGCGCCGGATCGTGCTGGACAGGGACGTGCTGCCCTGTCTCGTCCTGCTGAACGTCGTCTAGAAAGACATTATATTTCTCGGCATCCAGCGTCGTCGCGTTGATCTCCGCGAAGAGTTTGTATTCCCGCTTCATGCTGCGAAAGATCCGCTTGTAAGCCGCGGTGAATACCTTAAGCCCCTGCTCGATCAGTGCCAGCGTCGTGGTCGCGGTCTGCGTCCGCGCCGTCTCGCCGGTCAGAACGTCCGCCGTGCTGGAAATTTCCTTCCCAGCCGAAATCAGCATCCCGAGCATCGCGAACATCGTCTGATCCGGGCCGGGGAACGTCATCGGCACGATGGCCGAGCGGATATCCGCCCCCTTCGCCTGAACCATCGCCCATTCGCCCGGACGCATCCGCTTCGCGCCGCCCTTGAGCCGGAACTCCGCCCCGATGAATCCGCCGCCGAGCGAGGCGTAATGCCCTGCGTCGATCAGCTGGTTGAACGCCGTGTTGATCCCCGCCGAGACATCGCCAAGCAGAACGCCAAGCCCCGTCCCCCAAAACCCGCCATCCATCGCCGGCATAAACTGATAATGCACGAAATAGTTGCGGCGCTTGATGCGCTCGACGGAGGTCGGAACCTCTTGCATCGTCATGACCTGCATCGGCCCCATAGGCGTCTGCTGGACCACCGCGACGGGCTGCTGCTCCATCGCGAACTTCACGTCGTCAAGCGTGAAGTCCGCCGCAATGGCCACAACTTTCTCCGTATCGCAATGGACTGTGACGATGTAGGGCTCCGGATACCCATCCTCATCCAGGTCGAGCCGGCAATGCTGCTCGATGAAGGTTTCAGGCTCCTGATCGTCCTCGCCCTTGTTGTCATAGTCGATAGCGACGAATCGCCCGTCCGCCTCCCGCTCCGTTATCTGGTATGGGTAAAGGTCGTATTCCTCCGTCGTGCGCGGCGCTGTCTGAATGTTCTGGCATTTCGCGTGGACGATCATCTTGCCGGGCTCGACCAACTTGCAGCGCGGGCGGTCCCCATCGAACCATACCTTGCGAAACATGTCCCCGACGATGGGAAGCTGTACGAGCAGCTTGTCTGTATCCGCCTCCCACTCCTCGATTTCCGCCGAAAGCTGCCACGACATGAAGGAGGAAACGCGCTCGCCCCGCGCCGCCTTCTTGCCTCCGACGTCGCGCCCCCAAATCCGGCATTTCACGATATTGTCTGACGGGACAATCGCCGGATAGGCGCGCGCGTTGAACTGCAACGCCGCTGATGTCACCAAGGGATACTTGATGTTCGACGCCTTCTCGAACGGATAGGTTTTCTCCGACTTCACGAGCTGGGCGAGGTCGATGGCCTTTTGCATCTTCGCGAGCCAATCCGCCATGCTCTCGCGGTCCATATCGAAACTGCGAATCGCCTCGTGGCCGATCTCCACAAGCTGCCGATCCGCCATGACGGACGCGATGTTCGGGACCGCGAGGATTTCCTGCAAGGTCACGGCGGGCGGCTGAACCTCGCCCTCCATCTCCTGCATCTCTTCATCCATCTTCAATACCCCGTATCGTCGTCGCGGTCGCTGGCGCGGTCTTCTTCGAACTCGCTCGGCTCCGTCTCCCAGGCCGGAGCATCGTAGCCGCACGCGAATGCCATGAAGCTGTCCGCCCCATGGCTGTTGTCGTCGTGGCGCGGGCGGTCCTTCCAGACGCCGCGCTGCTCATCCCAATCCTTGCGGTAGTGCCGCAGCCGCTTGATGCCCGTAGCGCAGCCCGTCGCGTCGAAGTCGCAGGTCGGGAACACGGCGCGGGCGGCGTCGATGGCCTCCATCTTCACGCTTGCCCGACCGACAATCCGGGGCCGGAGCCCGTGCTTCTCCGCCTCCGCGAGCCGACCGTTCTCAAGAAACAAGTCCTGCCTGTCGCCGTCATGTGGCCAGAAGTGATCGCCCCATTCCGCGCCATGTTCCCGCCGCCACTCCCGAAGCCAGCGGACATAGTAGCTGATGTGCTCCCCGCTGTTCTCGTAGTAGCCCACGAAGCGGTTGCGGCGCTCGATGCGCTGATGCAGCCATATCGTTGTCGCGTCGTTCCTCCCCAAATCCCAGAACGTATTGACCGGATAGCGTGGATCGTAGGGAAACCGCCCGATGTGGCCGTGCTTGTCCGCGAACGCCAGTTGCGGCGCGAAATAGGCCCCCTCGATGGCCTGCTCGAACGCCTCATCCGGCGTTGCGGGGTTCTCCCGCTTCATGTCCCCGCCAAGGTCGCGCTCAGTGATGATCCACCAAGCCTCCTGCTCCGGCGTGAGCGTCACCCCATATTCATAGCGCAGCTTGTCGAAATACTCCCGATCCTCGCGCTTCACCGTATCGGGCCGGGGGGGCGAGATGTTGCCGGCGTCCGACCACCAGGGGAAAAAGTGAAACGACCAGTCCTTGCGGCTCTGCTTCGGATCGCGCCGGGCGCGCGATGTCATATCGAAGAACGCGCCTTCCTGCCCCTCCGCCGTGCTCTCGATGGTGATCGCGCCATGCTCCGCCGCCGGGAACGACCCGGTGACGATCTCCCGCGCCTTGTGCGGGTATTGCGCGCATATCTTGCCAAATTCCGAAACGTGCAGCCGCTGGATCGTGCCGGAGCGCGCCGACGTGGTGACGCTGATGCTGGACCCGTTCGCGAAGTGCAGCGCATCAGCCGAGTCCTTCACGCTCGGCAGCTTATCCCGCAATGCCGCGGGGAGGTTGTCATACGGGAACTTCACCTTGCTGGCGAAGATCGCCTTCGCGTCGTCCAGCTTGTGCGCGATGATCGCAACGGCCCAGTTCGGGTTGAACAGGGCCTCATCCAGCCCGATGATGCAGCAAAGCGTGGTGAAGCCCAACTGCCGGGCTTTCAAGATGATGTCCCGCTGCGTCAGATCGGCGAGCAACTTTTCCTGCGCCGCATTCGGGCGGAACGAAACCTTGTTTCCCCCCTTGTCGATCACGCTGTAGAGGTTGGAGATACGCCAGAGCGGATCGTGCATCCGCGCCGCAAACTCAGTCTTGTCCAAGCCGCTTGCCGGAGGACGCTACCGAGGCGAGGAGTTCGGCGAGCCCGTCGCCCACGTTCATCGTCGTCTCGTTCTTGTCGCGCCATTCATCGGAACGGCGGTTCTTGAGCCAGAAGATCGCCGCTGTCGTGTCGGCAGTCACTGCCTCTTTATACGGCGCATAGACAGGCTCATCCTTGCCAGCGGGCATGAAGATTTTAACCGCGTCTCGCTCGTAGCCGATGGCGCGCTGATACAGGCTGCGCTCGACGCGATTATCGGCCTCTTCCTTCCCGGCCTTTAGGGCCTGACAAAATTCCTCGTGGGTGTTTTTCCAGCGATAGAGCGTCCGCGTCGAAATGTTGAAGAAGTCCGCGATCTCTTCATCTGTCGCGCCGAGTTTGGCCAGCTTCTTCGCGCCATCGACATATGACTCGCGATAGTCGGTAGGGCGCGCCATCTTACGCCACGTCGATGATTGAGACCGTCCCGCCGGCCGAAATCTCGATGTCGCGGGCGATGCCGGGCTGAAGGTAATATCCCACGGACGCCGAGGCGGTTCCACCACCTACCACGACGCGCGCGGCTTCATCGCAGATGATGCCGAGGACGGTGCCGGCAGGGGCGACGATAGCGGCCCCCCCGCCCACCTCACCATCCGTGAGGTTGCTGGCGGTTATGGACGTGGTATGCGCGCCTGATGCGACAAGCTCCCCGGCGACAGCGCCGGCGCCCGCGCCTCTGTTGCGCCCGTATTTCACCAGGTCGAAGACAGCAGTTCCCATCGGGTCATCCTTTCCGGTGCGCGGGCTTTATCATCGCCAACGCCACACTCGACGCCAGGAAGCGCGCCTTGAGGGCGAGATGCGTGGCCTTCAGGAGCGCCTTGCGGAGGTGGAGGCGCAGCTTCATGCGGCGGACCTCGCGCAGCAGCGCTTTGCGCGCTTTGATGTGACCCTCGACGGTGATCTGCTTTGCCCCCGTTGCTGGATCGACAATGAAGTTCGGGCGGCGCTCACCCCTATGCCGAGCAAGACCGCAGACGACATCACGAGATGCCGCAAATGCGGTTTCGAGATAACGATACCAGCCTGAGACAATCGCCATGAACCTCACCGATCCGATCTTCACCAACGCGCACAAGGCCCGCGAGTATCTTGAAGCGCAGCGTTGGCGCGATGGCGTCAAGAAGCGGACCACGCTTCGCCATGCCGCGGCGAGGAAATGCCGGGCGGATTTCCCGAAGTAGCGGCGATCCTCGGCGAGGGCTCCCCCTTGCGGCGGCGCGCTTCAGGCTTTCCCTCAGTCCGATGGCGGGCTGCATCACGCGCGTTGTCCGATTCGTCGCCCCAATAAACATGCCTCGGGTTC